GCGGAGCCAGGCCAACAGCCTGGTGAACGGCGCGATCAGCATCATCCGAGGGTTGCCCGGCAAGATCCGGAGCGCGCTGTCCACCGTGCGCTCGGCCGTGACGGGCGCGTTCGCCGGTGCCGCTTCCTGGCTGGTCTCGGCCGGGCGGAACATCATCGCGGGCGTGAAGAACGGCATCACCAGCGCGATCTCCGGCGCGGTGGCCGCCGCGCGCAACGCCGCGAAGAGGATCGTCTCCGGGTTCAAGGACGCGCTGAAGATCGGATCTCCGTCCAAGCTGATGGAGCTGGAGGTGGGTCGTCAGATTCCCGCTGGTATCGCCCAGGGAATCCTTAAGGACGCGGCCCTGGTAGACCGGGCGGTCCGCAAGATCGTCCCGTCGATCAACCTGGATGCTCCGACGTTCACGGTCCCGCCGGGCGGACGCCGGGGAGGCGACGGGGCCAGCTCGGGCGGGTCGCTGAGCATCGGAGAGATCCACGTTCACGTCTCGGGCGCGAGTGGGCGGGAGGCCGGCGAGGAGGCCGCCGAGGCGGTCCTGGAGCGGCTGGGCGCTGCTACCTTGGCACGATGACGGGGAGGTGAGATGGGCACGATCACCACGCTGAGACCGTCCGCCACCTCCTCCGGGGTCGGCTGGACGCCCAGCACCGGCACGCTCCACGGCGTGACCTCGGACGACTCGGACGCCACGTACGCGGAGTGGGGTGGCGACGGCTCGGCGCTGATCCTGGCCACGCCAGCCGACGCGCCGCCGGACGGAGAGCGCCGTCATCAGGTCCGGCTCCGGGCGCGCGGGGAGGACGGGAACGCCTGGTGGGCGGTCCGGCTCTCCTCGGGCTCGCTGGTGGCCGGGGCCGCCACGCTGTTCGGGGCCTCCCCGGAGACCGTGGTGGGCTCCTGGGGCACCGGCGCACCGGCGGACGGTTCCACGGTGCTCTACACGTACGTGACCGGGCAGACCACCGGCGTCCGGATCACCGAGCTGTACCTGGACGTGGACAGCCGCCTGGCCCCTACGTTCACGCCCCAGATCCTTGACGGCTCGGGCGCGGTCACCACCACGATCTCCGACACGGCCCAGCCGACCATCCGCGCCGATGGGCTGGACCTGGACGACCTGGCCGCGCGCCAGTACCGGTACTGGGTCACGCTGAACGGCGCGATCGTCTGGGACACCGGTACGGTCTCCGGCTCCCCGACCAACCGCCAGACCACGCCGCTGGACAATGGCGACTACGTGGCCCACCTCCAGGTCTGGAGCACGCTGGGCGCGAATACGGCGTACGCCAGTGACGAGGAGACCCTGGAGTTCACGGTCTCGGTGGGCGCGATCCCGTCTCCTGACCCGCCAGCGGTCACCGAGGAGGCCCCGTTCTATGTGATCAACGCGTGCGCTCCGGACGTGAGCACGTTCGACGGCGCGGTGGGCTACCTGGAGATTCAGCGGGTGGACTGTGCCCAGGGCGGATACTTGCTCCTCCCAGGTACGAACGGCGCCTACGCATCTACACCGGACGTATAGGAGGACCAGGAGATGGGATTCACGGACGCGGCGCTCAATGCCGCTGTGGCCGCCGTGACGGCGCTGGGCGACTGGATCTCGGCGCATACCGGCGACCCGAGCACCACGGGCGCGAACGAGGTAGCGGGCGGCACGTACGCCCGGGAACAGACCACCTGGGGAGCCGCCGCCTCGGGTGACCAGACCGGCTCCCAGGTGAGCATCGACATCCCGGCCGGGACCACGGTGACGCACTGGGGCATCTGGTCCGCCAGCTCCGGCGGCACGTTCCGGGGCGGGTTCGAGATATCGCCCTCCGAGGGGTTCGGCGCGGCTGGCGTGCTGAACGTGACCCCCACGGTTGACGCTGACAACCTCGTCTAGTCCAGGAGAGGCACCGTGGCACCCCCGCTGAGGGCTACGGCCGAGGCTGAGTCCTCCGCCGCTGTTGCGTCGCTCGCCGCGACGATCCCGGCCAGCACCCAGGCCGGGGACTTCATCGTGGTCATCGCGGGGGCCAGCTCCTCGAACACGTTCAACAGCACGCTGTCCGCCACGGTGGGCGGCTACACCAACCGGGCCAACGAGCGCGCGGGCTCCGCCGCGTTCCGGCTCGGCGTGTGGACCAAGGTGGCCGGAGGGACCGAGGGCGGGACCACGGTCACGCCCACGCTGTCCAGCGGCACCGGCCGGATGATCGTCCAGGTCCGCGTGTACCACTCGGTGGACGGGACCACGCCGCTGGACGTGGCCGCCGTGATCGACTCCGACGACACCGAGAGCACGAACGTCCCGGCTCCGGCCGTGACCACGGTGACCGATGGAGCCTGGACCGTCTCGATTCACGGCCAGCCCACCAGCTCCGGGACCACGATCACGAGCTGGACCGACCCGTCCGGCGCGAACAATGAATTGATCTCATGTTCCACGGACGGCACCGGCAACCAGGCCGCCGTGGTCTCGTACGACTACGACACCGGCGCGGCCGGGTCCTACGGCCCGTACACAGCCGTCTCGACCCAGAGCCGCCGGTGGGCCTCGGTCACGCTCGCGCTTCGCCCTGGAGCTACCTCGATCGCGCCGCGCGCCACGTTCACGCTCGGGGCCACGGCCACGCGCTCGGGCACACACTCTCGCTCCCCGAGCGCGGGCGTGGAGATCGGGGCCACGGCGGTCATCTCCAAGGTGATCAACGAGGTTGCCACGGCCGGGATCACCCTGGGCGCTACCGCCGTGATCGAGCCGGTCCAGGTGGAAGACCTGGAGATCACGCTCCTGGTGGCCCGGGACGACGGCTGGCGGCCCGCCCAGGACCAAACGCTGGCCGCCAAGTGGTTGGCCAGCGACGCCCAGGAGGAGCGCGTCTGGCGGCTGTTCCTGGACGCGGACGGAGGAGGAGACCCGGCGCTGGCCGGGCGGCTGGCGCTGGCCTGGTCCTCGGACGGCACGGCCGCCAGCGTGGTGACCGCGTACGCGACCGACCGGGCTCCGGTCGATCCGCTCGGCCGGGTCCACCTCCGGGTCTTCCTGGACGTGAGCAACGGCTCCGGCGGCTGGACGGTCGTGTTCGAGTACCTGGATGAGGATGGCGAGTGGGCCGCCATCGGGGACCCGGTGACCGGCTCGCCTACCTCGGTGCTCTACCCCTCCAGCGTGGCCGAGACCACGGTGGGCGCGGTGGAGGGGCGCGACCCGCTGAACCTGAATCCGTATTTCGAGACGGACGCTACGGACTGGTTCGCGGCCGGGGGATCGGTGGCACGCTCTACCGCGCAATTCCACCAGGGCGCGGCCAGCTTGCTCTTGACGCCCAGTGGAGTGGACGCCACCTCACGCGCTCAGATGACCGCATTCACGCCGGTTACGGAATTGGTTGACTATACAGTGTCAACCTGGGTCCGGTGCGCTGTCTCGCGGAACGTGAGTATTGATATCGCGTGGTATGACGCGGATCAGGTATTCACCACCACGAGTACCACTTTCACTACGGCCGTGACCGCGAACACCTGGACCCTGATCACCCAGACGTGGACGGCTCCGGCCGGTACCGCGTTCGCCCGGCCCCGGTTCTACATGACCGGCACGCCACCGGCCGATAACCTCCTGTACCTGGACGAGGCCCAGTTCACGGAGGTGGACAACTTCGCGGGGAGGGCCTATTCGTTCCAGGTCCGCGTGGGCCGTACCGGGGATATCCTGGCCGCCGTGGACTTCACCAACCACGCGGCCGGGACCGAGATGTTCACCGACGACACCGGCAACGCCTGGACCGTCAACCCGGCGGCATCGCTGACCAGTTCCCAGGGGTTGACCAGCGTGGCCATCCTCGGTCCGCTGGCCACGGACGAATGCGCCCAGTGGACGGACTTCACGCTCCCCAGGTCCGGGGTCGGCGCGACGTGCGAGCACCAGCCGGGAGAGTGCTGTTCGTACTACCGGGCGCGGACCGTCGTCCACTCGGACGGACAGCTCTTGGTCTCGGACTGGAGCGCCGGGTCCGGGGAGGAGCTGTTCTGTCTGGAGTGGGACGAGGACGAGCACTTGATCAGGACCACCGGCCCGGACGGGCCGATATACGCCGTGGTCCTGGGGAGGTTCGAGTGGTCCGTGGACCGGCCGTTCACGGCCGCCACCGGCGTGATGGGCTCGCGGTTCGTGACCAGCGCGCCGCCGAGCGGCCGGGACCTGTCGATGGTGGCCGCCGTGGAGAGCGAGGCGGAGCTGGCCGAACTCCGCGCGGTGCTGGCCCGGCCGCTGGTCCTGGTCAGCCCGAGCGACGCGAACGAGGTCTGGGCCGCGCCGGTGGCCGAGAGCGTCCGCATCGTCAAGATCGGCCGGATTCGCCAGGTCACGGCATCGTTCATCGGGACCGGCCCGGAGCCGCCGCCCCAGACCGCCGACGTGGGCACGTAGGATGTCACTGTGAACCGGAGTGAGGGGGCATCATGGCGGTAACGGACACGCTCCGTCCGGTCTCGGTACGCAAGGCTGGAGCCGGGACAGCCGTGCCCTCCGGGACTCTCGACTCCGTGACCGATGACGATTCGGACGCGACGTATATCGATTTCAACCTGGCGGACTACGGCAATAACTGGAACCTCCGGGTGGGCTCCCACACTCCGGCGGCTAATCACCAGCGGCACCGTATCCGGGGACGTATCCGTATTCGTTGCGACGCCGGGACAATAACGGAAGACATTGACCTAGGTCGAGGCACCGAGGACTATATCGAGTTCGATACGGTACCGGTCAGTACCTCGTTTACCGAGCGGACCGGGAGCTGGTACCAAGATCTGGCGTTCGGGCTGGACACGGCTGGCGCTCTCGCGGACCTGAACATCGGCGGGGGCTGGCCGGACAACGAGACCGGCGGCGCGGCTGAACTCCGGACCGCCGAGTGTTATGTGGACATCGACTGCCGGGCGCGGCCGGACTACTCGCCCGAGATCCGCGACAACGCCGGAGTGGATCAGACCGGCGGCACGGTGACGGACACCAACCAGCCGGACCTCTATTTCGGCGCTCCGGGATACGACGGTCTCCCGGCGCTGAACTGGTCCGTCACCGTGAAGGACGCGGCGCTGGTGACCGTGTTCTCCAGCTCGGGCTCCGGGACTCCGCCCACCGATGTTCAGACCACGGGCCTGGATGACGGCTCGTACACGGCGGAGTTCGTTGTCCGGTCAACTATTCGCGGCGCGGACCCGTTCGAGCACGCCCAGACGCTCGCGTTCGACGTGGCCAACGAGGTCCCCCCGCCCTCGCCTCCCCTGGTCACCGTGGAGCCGGAGTTCGGCGGGTACCGGGTGAGCTGGAGCAACCCGGGCGGTCAGGCGTGGGACAACGACTACGTGGTGGCCGAGGTCTGGCGCGACGATTGCACCGGCTCCCAGCGCATCGCCACCGTGGAGAACGGCCTGAACGGGACGTACCTGGACCTGGCGATCCCCCAGCTCGATCCCCAGCCGGTGCCCGGTCCTGACTGTGAAGTGTCAAGCGAACCGTGTGACATCACGTACCGCGTGCGCTACCACGGGTACGTTTCGACGTTCGTGGAGCTGCCCGACACGATCCCGGCGGACCTGATCCTGGCTTGGCCCGGCACGGCCGGGACCATCCCGAGCGGCTGGACGCGCGTCACGGCGCTGGACGACCGGTACCCCCGGGGAGCGAGCACCACGGCCGCGCCGAGCGCCACCGGCGGCTCCAGCACGCACGATCACACCGGGGTCAGCCACACGCACGCCATCGGCGCGCACAGCCACTCCGTGGGCGGCTCCACCGGGACCTCGAACTCCTCCACCACGTCCGCCCGGTTCAACGGCGCGAGCCAGAGCCAGGCGGACCAGCCGCACTCGCACACGCGGCCGAGCGCTACCGGCTCGCACGCCGGGGGGAACTCCAGCGCCAGTGCGCCGGGCACGAACAACGGGAGCAACATCCCGCCCACCAGGACCGTGATCTGGATCGAGTCGGATGGCTCCCAGGCCAGCTACCCGACCGGCGTGCTGGGCTGGGCCACCGAGAGCGTGTCCGGCTGGACGGACGACGCGAACTCGTCCGGCCGGTACCTGAAGGGCGCGGTGGCGGCCGGGAACGGCGGAGCGAACTCCGGCGGCGCGACGCACACGCACACCGTGGACGCGCACACCCACAACGGGTTCAGCCATGATCACTCGATCGGGGCCACCAGTCTGTCCAACCCGCTCAGCTCGGTGGAGGCCGGGTACGGCTCCTCCACGCCGCGCTGGCTCCCGAGGCACACGCACCCGATGGACGTGGTGGCCGCCAGCACCGGGAACCTGTCCTCCGCCGGTGGCGGGACGACCGGTTCCGGCTCGCTGGAGCCGCCCAACCGGCGGCTGAGGGTCCTGCGCAACACCGGCGGGGGCACCCAGACCCGGATCATCGGGCTGTACCTCGGAGCCGTGGCGGACCTCGATCCGCTCCTGACGCTGTGCGACGGGAACAACGGGACGCCGGACATGCGGACGTACTTCGCCCGTGACCGGGGCTCGGACTCGGTAAACTCCACCGGCGGCTCCAGCACGCACAGCCACTCCGTGCCGACCCACACGCACGGCCTGGCCTCGCACGTTCATGATACGAACGTGGGCGTCTCGGGAACCGGCTCGTTCGAGGCCCCGTCGTTCGGGGACCTGGGCAACAGTCCGACCACCAGCCACACGCACAGCTCCGGCAACACGGCCGCCGCGACGCCTACGCGATCGAACTCGGGCTCCGGGAGCACGAACTCCGCGAACCACCTCCCCCCGTACCGGGAGGCTCATTTCGTCCGGCTGGACGGCACGATCACCGGCGGCCCGTTGCCGGTGCCGGAGCTGAAGGTCTCGGATTACGCCAGCGTCACGGTGCCCTCGTTCACCCATTCGGATGACCTGGACCGGCTTTCGTCCATGACGGCCCGGATCGCGGTGGCCACCGACCGGTCGCACGACTTCCCCCGGCTGGTCACGGACGATGTGCCGCTGGATGGCGGGCTCCCCTCGGTCTCCACCACGCTGGCCGGGGAGGACATGAGCTTGACCATCGCGGTGGAGGGCCTTCCGGCGATCAACGAGCTGGAGGAGATGCTGAGTAACCAGCTCGTGTACTGGAGCCCGGTGGGCGGGACGTCCGGCTGGTTCGCTCCGGCCGGGTGGACGGTCCGCGCTCCGGCCCCGGACGTGAAGGTGGTTCAGGTCACGATGGTCCGCCAGGACTGGCCGGAGACCCCGGACCCGGCGGACTTCCTGTGATGGTGAGAGGAGCACCGGGATTAGCGCTCGCTGGTCTGGGTGACCGCGACGCTCCCGCAGGTCGTACCTCCCGGGGGATCTCACTCCCCGGTTCACTACCCCGGTGCTCCGGCCCTCCACCGGGATCAGGCAACCGGCGTCCCGGTCCCTGCCCTCGGGCTCGTACCTCCCGGGCTCGCCAGGCCCGGTTCACTACCCCGGTGGAGGTCTCTGTGGAGTTGTTTGCCTTACACGGAGAACATTACAGGCTTGACTGTGAAGTGTCAAGCGGACCGACCAAGATTCTTTCGGGGAGGTAGGCGTGGCGACCCGCTTCAGCTCCGCGCGCCATCAGGCCGCGCTCAGCGTGCCCACCGGGTACCGGCGCTGGTCCCGCTTCACGTTCTCGCGCGGTGGCCTCACGCGCACGCTAGAGCCCATCTCCGGCTCGCTGACCCAGGATGCCCGGCGGAACGCGCGCTGGGACGGACGGCTGACGTTCGCCGGGGACAACCTCCTCCCCCGGCGGCCCGGAGACCTCCTGACCCCGTTCGGGACGCGCGTGGAGGCGGAACTGGGCCTGGAGCTGTTGGACGGCTCGGTAGCCACGGTGCCCTACGGCACGTACGAGATCGCGTCCAGCCGGACCCGCACCGAGGCGGACCAGCGCGTGGTGGAGGTGGGCCTGATCGACATCTCGGACCGGGTGGAACGCTACCGGTTCGAGACCGCGCTGACCGTGGCGGCCGGGACGGACCTGGGCCCGATGATCAACACGGTGGTGACCAACCGCGTGGGCGTCAACCCGGGCGTGAGCACCGTGGGCGCGACCTTGGGCGTGGCCCGGATCTTCGGCCTGGACCCGTCCACGGCTCCGTGGGCCGAGATCCTGGACGTGCTGGCAGGCTTCAGCCGGACCGCGTGGTACGACCGGGTGGGCGAGATCCAGGTGGGCACGATCGTCCCGGACCCGGCCACGGCGTACCCGCTGGACGCGCTCACCTCGCTCTCGGCCGATTTCGACACGCGGCCCCCGAACGTGATCGTAGCGCGCGGCGAGCCCCAGGACGGCTCGGAGCCGGTTCAGGCCACGGCGATTGACGATGACCCGTCAAGTCCGACGTACGCCGGGACCGGCCCGGGGACCAGCCCGTACGGGCGCGTGACGGAGTTCTTTGCCTCCCCGCTCCTGGAGACCGTGAGCCAGGCCCAGAGCGCCGCTAACACGATCCTGGCCCGCCACGTCGGGGCCGGTGCCACGTACACCTTGACCAGGCCGTACGACCCGACGATCACGGCGGGGGACGTGGTGAGCGTGGACGGCGCGGCGCTCGCGGTGGACGCTGTGACCCTGGACCTGTCCGGGGAGACATCCCTCCAGGTTAGGGAGCTGTAACCATGATCGATTACACAGCGCTACTGAAGAAGCTCAGCCCGGACCGGGACGGGGAGCCCCATACCCACCTCCGGACCGGCACCGTGGACGCGGTGAACTCGGACGGGACGCTGGACATCATGATGTCCGGCGGGATCATCGTGCCGAGCGTGCCCAAGTTGGCCACGGCGTATGCGCCGGACGGCGCGACCGTTCAGATGATCTCGTTCCGGGGCTCGCTCCTGGTCATCGGCGCGGTGGGCTCCGGCGGCGCGAACGGCGCGATGGTCAAGACCGGCAACGTGACGACTGGGCCGAGCGCCGCCGCCTCGTTCAGCAGTGCGATCAGCTTCGGGGTGACGTTCCCGGGCACGCCGAACGTTCATATCAACATCAACAGCGCGGCCGGGCTCACGGGGAGCTGGCACGGCCGCGCGACCAGCGTCAGTACCACGGGGTTCACGCTGTTCGGGTTCGGTCCCAGCGCCACCTTCACCGCCCAGTGGCAGTGGACCGCCATCTACGCACCGTAGGAGGGACCTCTCATGATCGAAATCTACGTGTCCGCGCCGGACCCGAATGACGGGGACGTGATCTTTCGCCTGGAGACCCCGATCCAGGCTGGCGCATCTGTCCCCCAGCCGACAGACGCGGAGCTGGAAGACCTGGGCAACGCGCTCCTGAACAGCGACTACATCCAGAACCGGAGCTGGCCGGGCGGAGCCACGCTGGTCTCGGTCCAGGTCCGGGAGACAACCACCAGGCCGGTCTACCCGGCTCCGTAACGGGGGGACTGGGGGGACTGGGGAGACCCCTACCACCTATGCGCGTTGCGCGAGGTGTTCTGTTACCACGTAGTGCGCGCACGCGCGACACGCGTACGTACGCGTAAGGGGTAAGGGGGTTGGCGGTCTCCCCAGTCCCCCCGGTCCCCCGGCGGCCGAGGCACGCCGAGATGTCCTCCGGCTCCGGTAAGGTGGGGCACATGACAGCCGCGCCGTTGTGGTCGATCCTCGTCCCGACCCTGGGTGAGCGCCGTCCGCTGTTCGAGCGGCTGATGGCGGGACTCCTCCCCCAGCTCGGTCCGCACGGCGGCGCGGTCCAGGTGATCGGCTGGTTCAGCAACGGGAGCCCACCTCTGCCCAAGATCCGCCAGCGTCTGGTGGAGACCGCCGGGACCGAGTACGTGTCGTTCGTGGACGATGACGATCTGGTGAGCCCGGACTACGTGGCCGAGATCGTGGCGGCGCTGGCCGGTCGGCCGGACTACGTGGGCTTTCAGGTCCAGTGCTACTCGGACGGCGCACCGATCGGCGTGGCGTACCACTCGCTGGAGTACCGGCGCTGGCGCAACCTCCCGGGCCGGTACGAGCGCGACATCTCCCACCTGAATCCGATGCGGACCACTCACGCGCTCCGCGCGGACTTCTCGCTGGCGCGCGCCGGGCGCGCGGAGGATCGCGTCTGGGTTGACCAGCTCCGCCGGGCGCGCGTGCTGAAGACCCAGGTGGTAGTCCCCCGGATCTTGTACCACTACCTGTATTCGACCAACCGGACCGCTGGGCTCGGCTCACGGTGGCAGCAACCCCGGCGGATCACCCGAGGCGAGCGCGCCAACGTCACCAGCCCGTACTTCACGTGGAGCCCTCATGCCTGAGCTGGCCATCATCGTCCCGACCCGGGGCCGTCCGGGTAACGTCGCTCGCCTGATTGGGGCCTGGGACTTCACGAACGCGTGGGACCACGCGGACCTGATCCTGGTGGCCGATGCCGACGATCCCGAGATCGCGCGGTACCGGGAGCTGGTGGAGGGGACCGAGCACCCGGACACCGGCCAGACGCTAGTCCGGCTCCTGGAGGTTCCGGTCTGGATGCCGATGGTCCACAAGCTGGACCTGGCGGCGCGCGAGATGGCGGAGCTGTACTGGGCCGTGGGGTTCGCCGGTGACGACCACCTCCCCCAGACGATCGGCTGGGCGGCGCGGTACCTGACGGTCCTCCGGGAGCTGGGCACCGGGATGGTCTACGGGGACGACGGCTACCAGGGAGCCAAGCTGTCCACCGAGTGGGCCATCACCTCGGACGTGGTGCGCGCGCTCGGCCGGATGGTCCCGGCCCCGGTCGAACATATGTTCTGTGACAACGCTGTCCTGGAGCTGTTCATGGCGGCCGGTGCCGTCCGGCACCTCCCGGAGGTCCGGATCGAGCACATGCACCCGTACGCCGGGAAGGCCACCACGGACGATCAGTACCAGCGCGTCAACAGCCGTGAGCAGATGAGCCGGGATCGGCGTACGTTCCGAGCGTGGCAAGTTGCCACGCTGGCCTCCCAGGTGGCGACCGTTCGGGCGCTCCGGGCCGGTCAGGTCGAACAGCGGACCGCCCGGCGGCCGGTCCGCACAGCCAGACGACAGGGAAGGATCATGATGAAGCCTCCGAGGTTCTTCCGGCGCGTACGCGCCG